GTCGCACTGGCGTCCCCCAAACTCGGTGAAGGGGACATCCCTAGTAGTCGACAAGGGACTTGGCGGCGACAAAATCAAGTACTCGATATTTGTCTTCCAGAACAATGGTGTCCAGGACGGGTATGACGTCTGAAAAGCACAAGTTCCAATGCGTCTGCCAAAACCAAGACAGATCATCCGGGGATACCAGATCGGGCCATTCCATAGAACCGCCCAACATCCCCTCAATCTGACCGGCGTAAGCAGAGTGTGCACGGATGTGCCATGTGACGCCTTCGACACTAAACTTTCCTCCTGTCCGAGCCAAATGTAAATTGGCCCGGTCTTTGAACTTATCGCGGAGGACGTGACAGTGCCTGAACTCATAACAATGGGACAGAGCCTTACCCGCCATGTACTCATCATCTGTGACGCCTTGGTTGGAATTCGGCCTAGTGTTAAACTTGGCCAGAATCTTGCCAATGAAGGGAAGCATGACGTGTGACTGCTCACCTCTCGAGCACGGGTAAAAGTGCTTCGACAAGAAATGAGCACCGTCAAGCGACGGGTGGGTCGTCACTTTGGCAAGCATGCAACAGGAAGTTGCCACTTGTTTGTAATGTCGTGACGCCCGACGAACCCTTCTTGGCAGGCTTGCAAGAATATCGTCACCTAAAAGAACGATGAGTGCTTTCGGGACAGAATAAAGACGGCTCCAGCAATTAAATATACAAAGATTCCAGAAAGAATTTCGAAATGTGCCGTCCGTGGCACCGCTGGGCAACTGGTTCTCGACGTTGGCTGATAAGCCAAACTTCGAATTGTACACCGAGAATTTGTTGCTAGCGCGGTGAAGATTAATGAACCACTTTGGGGCGCCCAATCTCCGAATGAACATGCACTCCAGCTCAACGACATCCTTAACTTGAGTCTTGTCGTTGGCGCTGAAGTCGGCTTCCAGCCAGGAAGCTGCGGGTTGTTTGTCTAAGAAAGCAACAATCTCAGGGGCATGTTGCTTGTAAGAAACCCGAAACTTGAGGTTGTCAAGCTGGTCACCTAAGCGTGTGAATCGGTCCATGAGCGCCTTGAACATGGGTCCACTAATCATGTTATAGACGTCGGTCCCCTTGAATATAATTCGCGGGGCCACTTCGTGAAATTCCTTCACCAAGGCCTCGATCTTCGTGAAAATCTGCTTGCTGCTGTAGCCAGAAAGCGTTTCGAGGCCAAGAGAGCTGTACGCCTTGCGCATCCGCTCTTGTTTCTCTGAATCAAATAATGCGAGCCACTCCTCATAAAGCTCGACATCCCAGGATATGGTCGGCATAGTTACGGGCACGAGTTTCCTAATCATAGAGATGCAAATACCCCGGCATTTGGGTTCAATGCGGGAATTGTCGTTGTAATTTGCTCTCTTATTAAAAGCTGATAGGAAATCGGCTCTTGAAGTTGTCGTGATGTAGGGCACGAGACTTTCAATAACGGGTCCGAGATAGCCTTGTTCTGCCGTTCCCACCCGTTCAGACGTCGTGAGACGTTGCCCATCCTGAAGCCTTGTCTTAACCTTAAGTCCGAAAACTTTTGTAGGTTGATGGCGGAAGTGCACCCCACGAGTCGCCCTAATGGGGCGGGACATGTCGACCACCTAATGCTGGTGCAGGTGCTGATGCGGTTGCGGGGTGCGGGTTGCTGTTGCTGGTTGTGCCGT